GCAGCTGCGATGTGAACTCGCCGTGGATCTTGGCAAGCATCGCGTCGACGGACTTCAGCAGCCCTTCAAGGCGCGCCCGGCTGTAGCCAGTCAGCGTGTCGCGGCTGAGCCTGTCGCGTAGATCCTTGTCGATGCGCCGAAGGAAGGGGTCGATCTTCTCGACCTCCCCCGATTTTAGGCGTTCGAGCATCACAGAATTCTTGGTCGCGATCTCAATGAGTAATTCAGCCGCGGCCATAAGAATTCACTGCCTCCAGACTTTGCCTTTCTTGATGTTGCTGACGGTCACCCGCGACACACCGTATTCCTTACCGATGTCCGTGAATGTTCGATTGTCAGCCCTGATTAACTCTGCTTGCTCGCGGGTTAGCTTTGCCGTTGGATTTCTCTCACCTTTCGCGTACCCCATGCGAACAACCGGCGAATCAATATCCGTCCAGCAGCGCAAGGCTTTGATGTTGGTGATGTAAGACGTAGCCACGCCATACTCTTCGGCAATCTCTCGATGAATGCGCGTATCAAGGCGAATGGCTTTCACCTGCTCGGCGCTCAGTTTGACCTGGCTATGCGTCTCGCCTCGACCTTTCTGAGAGCGACCCTTTGCAAGCATGTCATCTGTGTTGTCGCGCAGAGTGCCGGCGAATAAGTGTTCTGGATTTATGCAGGACGGGTTATCGCAGCGATGGCACACGAACATGCCCGGTGCGATGTCGCCATTAACAATCTGGTAACTGACCCTGTGAGCCAAGTAGACCTTTTTGTTGTGACCGACTCGGCCATATCCTTTCGGGTCTTTCGCTCCGGTGAACTCGATGCACTCGCCATTTCTGACTGTGCGGTGACCAAAGAAAGCATCCCAATTCAGAGACGCCAAATGGCTCAATGCATTCGTTTTCATCTCACACCCCTACAGTATGAATCCCTAACTGGTGAGGTGCGGCAGGCCGGTTAGGGGCCGGCTCTTCGGGAGCTACCCTAGCCGCACGAGCGAATCATACCACTTCGTCATCCAGATTTAGGCCTGAAGTGCTGGCGTCTAGCTCTTCCCTTATCTGGTCGTCCGATTTCTCGGCATCGATCAGCCCGTACCGGCGCAGTTGAGCCCACAAGTCGGCATCAGTGATCGCGCCGGCCTGCCAGGACTTGACCAGTTCGGCCAGGGTCTGCGGATCAAGGCGGGCTTCGATGAAGTCCTGATTCAGTGCGTAGACACACTCGCCAGTGGCACCCATGTACTCAGCAGCGAACTGCAGGGCCTTGGTGTAGGCCTCGCTGACGTTGGACGCGACCAGAGACAGCACCGAATGCTCGGCTGCGTTATCCGACGCGGCCTCGGTGGCGGTCTTCGTGGCGCTGCCCTTCTCAATCAGGCGAGCACCCAAGGCGACCATCTGGCGCTCTTTGGCGTCCATCGCCTCTTTGGCGAGGATGTTCGGCGATGCCTGAAGGATGCCGGCCGAACCACCTTGCGGCAGTGGCAGGATGGCGCGCGAGCCGAAGTAGATGCCCTTCTCTTCGAGCATCTTGACCCAGTGATCGTCGAGCCCGGCCATGTAGACCTGCGGCTGGCCGACCAGATAGACCGAATCCTCGTAGTCCGCGCTGTTGCGGTAATGGCCGATGTTGATTTCAGCCAGGTCGTACAGCGGAGACTCATCGATAGACGTGTCGTTGTTCTGTGCACCGACGAAGAAGGCTGTGATCTCGCCCCAGGGCGCCCCATTGCTGCGACGCGGGCTGTAGCTCTCAGCGATCTCGAATGCACCTTCACCGCCAGTCCGGCGCCACACGTCGACGGTGTAAACGCCATCACGCAGGCTCAGCACTCGGTATTGAGGCTCGGTCTTCATGCCGAAGCCGTCTTCGATCTCGTGCGTCTCTCGCAGCACGGCCAGGGACAGCATGTGACGGGCGCCGACCTTAGTTGTGCGCCAGTTGATGACCGCCTCGGCTGGGTATGCCGAAATAGTTGCCCGTGCTACGCCGCTCTGCATGTCAGCCCGGCTGGCAGACTCCAATGCTGGGAAGTCGACTAGGACCAACGCACGGCCAGTCTCCAGCACATCAGCCAGGACCGTCTGTGACTGCTGGTAGACGCTGATACCGGCGCCATTGGCATCGGTAACCATGTAATCAAGCAGGGCCGGGACGGTGAGCGTCGGCACCACGCGGAACACGGCACCGACCAGGCCGTCACGAGTGCGCCCTGTTGCGTTGTAGAACACAGCGCGGGCCAGATAGCTCTCGTACCGCTCGGCGTTCTCCTTGCTCGTGTCGTGCCTGTTCGGCTTCGGCAGGTAGCGCTGCTCGGCTGCCTTGACCGCCTCGGAGCCCTTGCAAACGTCGCGCACCAGGCGCCAACGGGCTTGCGCTGCCTCGTATTCAGGGCGCTGGTATTGAACGTCGGCCATTATCGGGCGAATCCCATGTTGATTGAGGTTGCGGGCTTGATGATCGGGAAGCGGTGAACGACGAAGTAGCCGAAGGCGTCGGCCGGGTCTTCCGTGCCGTCCTTGTTTGGCTCTCCGTGCTCGTTGTATGCCTGCTGCTCGAGCACCTGGGCGGTGACCGGGCATTTGTCGGTGTTGACCTTCAGCCGGCGCACGCCCTCGCCATTGAGGAACATGGCGTTAACGGCCAGCACGCGGTCACGAACCATCGGGTTAGCCGGGTTGACGCGAACCGTGAAGCCGGCCTGCTTGAGCAGGCTGTGATCCGACTCGCTGCCGTTGACGCTCTTGCGGTTCTTACCGCTGGCGTCCGGGTACACGGTGATCTTGTGGCCGGGGAATCGCTCAAGTAGCGCAGCGATCATTGCCGGCGTATCGAATAGGCTGGTCAGCTCATCCAGTTGCCGCGGCTCACCATCACGAATGACGAACACGCAGGCCGCCATCCGATTGATGTTGAAGTCCATACCTACATGCAGCTCTTCACCCGGGCGAATCGTCTCGTCGGTGTGATTCAGGCGCCTGCAGAAGTTCGGGTAGACCGATCCGCTCACCAGGTTGACGAACTGGCCGTCAATGTAGGCGTCGACCAGATTGGCCGGGTACGACTCACGCAGCGAGGGGATGTAGTCCTTCGGCAGGTTCTTGGCGTTCTGCCGCGTGCTGGCATGGACGATGCCATACAGCGGGCGCTGGCTGGGATTGGCGGCCAGCTCCTTGACGAACTTCCGGTAAACCCAGTTGAACCCCTCCGGCGTGGTCGTCACGTCGATGGTGTTCTCTCCGCGGGTCGGCCAGACGGTCGACATACGGGCGATGATCTTCTTCCAGGCGCTGTCTGCCTTCTTGATCGGCATACAGTCGATCTCATCGACCAGCGCGTGAGCAATGTTGAACCCGACAATGCGGCCAGGGTGCTCCATGCTCTTGCAAACGATGGTCGAGAGGCAGCGGCCTTTCGAGTCGCGCAGATGCACCCGCTTGTTGCTCGGCACGATGTCGGCGAACAGCCCGAAGGCCTCGGCAACGCCAGGGATCGTGTCGTAGAAGATGTCCGCAATCTGCGGGTAGGTCGGCGCGAAATAGCCCTGCGGAATGCCGGGGTGCTCAAGTGCGTTGATACACAGCCGCACGCAGCCAACAAAAGTCTTGCCGCTTCGATACCCACCAACGAACGCTGAGAACTTCTTCGGGTGGCTGATGAACTCGAACTGCGGCTTATTCAGCTTCAGGGTCGCTTGCATCTTCCACCCCGATAATGACTTGCTTGGGTTCAGGCAGGCCTTGATTCGGGTCTTCCAGTTCGCGGCGCAGCTTTTCGATGTTCAGCCGCTTGGCTTCCAGATCAAGCCCAATGTCCGGGCGATCCAGGCCGAGCAGCTTTGCTTTCCCCAGTGTCGCGCTCACCGCCGCCGATGACTGAGGGTTCTCGCAGTTGAGCGCCTTGGTTCTGGCTTCCTCCAGCTCGCGCAGGAGGTCATCTACCGTGATCTGGTTGCGCTTAGCCGTGGCCTCACGCATCTCAGCAAGCCTTACCGCGACCTTACCGTTCGCCAGTAGCTCGCTTGCCTTCACCGCGATGGTGGCGGCCTTCATGTTCTCAGCGTTGTAAGCTCTTCGGTAAGCCTCGCTTGCGTTCCCCGTTTCAAGGTAGGCCAGACAGAA